CAAATTAATGATAAGCATAGACAAGATGATGTCCAATGATACTTCTCATCTGTTTACTAATTGTATATCAGAAATAAAAAAACACGATACTAGATACGGTAGCAATTTATTTGATAAGATAAAACAAAATTTACTCTGATTTGAAACCAATAAATATTGATATGACTAAAAAACTTGAAAGCCTATTTAATCTTCCGGAATCAAATTTTGACTCCCTTGATCCTACGCAAGCAGAAGCAAGGGAATTTATCGAAGAAAATAGAGATATTATCACAGAAGTTGATGCAGCAATTAGTAAAATTGATGCAGCATTGCCCTTGGTACGTGATCTTGACGCCGGCGATGCAGAGTTAGATGAGTTGGCACAATTTGCCAAAAGCAAAGCAGAGGATATGATTGATTTGGGAATGAATGTAGATCCCCGATTCTCGGGTGTGATACTACAAACTGCCAGCCAAATGCTAGGACACGCCATTTCAGCAAAAACAGCCAAAATGGACAAAAAGTTGCGTATGATCAGCTTACAATTACAAAAAGCTCGATTAGATCATCAGGTTAAAAAAGATGCTGGCAAAGCCAAAGACGAAGAGGAACCACTTGAAGGACAAGGGGTGGTGCTAGACCGCAACGAACTGCTTAAACATATACTTGGTAAGCAGGACAAATAGAACATTTCGACTAAATATAGAATATAGGATTATAACGATGAAACCATTCCAATCGTACATTTTTGAACTTAACAAACCATACGAATTTCGTATTAAAATTGCCACTGTTAATCCTAAGGGCGAAGTAATGGACAAGATTAAACACGCATTGGAAACATTCCAACTAGAAAGCGTGAGTCCTGTAAAAAGCTTACCTATTATGGAACACGTAGAGTTTCCACAATGGGGTCCTTGTGAGTGCTGGCAGTTTGATGTTAAAGTTGTATACCCAACTACTTCCATCCAAATACGCCAAATGATTAAAGAACGTGCTCATTTAAACCCAGATTGGTTATGTGTTCGTAATTTAAACGAAGCAGAATTTACCGACGAAGCAGAAGCATACGGTAAAGATAACACTGGTGCACTATTAGACAAAGAAGAATTGACAGCCGCCCCGGGTGGCCAAGAACTAGCAGGTCAAATTCGCATTGGTAGTTTGTTAAAAGAATTAGAAAGCCGCAAACAAGAGTTTGCTGCAACCGGTGATACCACCGGTGTAATGGTACCAGCCGACGGTATTGGTACAAAGAGTCCCGTAGGTAGTACACAAAATAAAGTTTTTCGCAAATCCAAAGGTTAATATTATGAGCAAGAATCACCCACACGACAACATCTACAGCATCTTAGGTAAACTAGATGCACTAAAGCCGACACCAGAAGAAAAGCGTTTTGCTCTTGTTAAAGAGATTCGCGAAAGTGTTGAAGCCAAAGGGTCTATTCTGTCTGGGGTAGATGCTGTTCAAGGTAAATTAGCCAAGAAATTTGCTGAAGGTTATTTTTCAGATCTGGACGTTCAAAAGAAAGATAAGCAGCTCAAGGGCACACAAGCATATCATGCCAAGAAGAAGTCCGAGAAAGAACAACGTTCAGCTGACAGCAAGAAATCTTTCGACGATATGCTTGGCGGCAGCCCTACTGAGCTGACCAGCAAATTGAAGATCAGAGAAGTTGAACAAGAATCCGCAGACAAAAAAGATCCGCCTTTTGATGTTGACTCCACAGAAAAGAAAGCCAATAAAGTAACTCCCGGTAAGCATGGACAAGAATACAGTCAAGTGCGACATCTGGCACGCAAAGACTTGTCACCTAATGTAAAAAAATCCAGCAAGCAGGACGAAGTTGCCGAAGACATGAGCCGCGCAGCAAAAGGTTATGAAAAATATGGCAAGGCAGGAATGACAGCACTAGCCAAAGCCGGTCGCAATGGTGCAAGCGAAAAAGAATTAGACAGTATTCGCGACAAGCACGATCAATACAACGAAAGCAAAAATTGTTTAGAGTGTGGAATGGCTGAGGGCACTTGCTCGCACACAATGGCAGAAGATGTCACTGACATGAATGATTTACGTGATAAAATGGAATGGTTAATGACCACTTATCAGATGCGCAGAGGCGAAGCTGAAGAAACAGCATACTACGACAACGATCCAGAAACTTGGAAAGGCAGTCAGTGGGAAAATGAATACACAATGGCAGAAGGTGAAATTACCAAGACAGAAAAAGGTATGCGCCATCGCGGCACTTATGGCACAGAGTATCAAGGCGATCACGACTCCGAGGACGATGAACAATACAAAGCAGACAAGGGCATTCGCAAACGCGGCCGTCCTGCTAAAGGCACTCCAAAGAAAGTGGTACCTGCCACTGGAGAAAAGAAAGGAAGAGGTCGTCCAGCAAAAGCAGCGGCACCTACATACAGTGCAGCAAACGATCCGTTTGGTCGTGTGCCGAGCAAAGCACCTGCAAGTAAAATTAAAGGTACCAAACATTCATTGGCAGAATCTATGCAACGTGTAATTGAAGGTGTAAACTTTAAGCGTATGGCCGAAGATCACAACATGACATTGGACGAAATGATGGATTGTATGGATCGCGACATTACTGAGTACAAAATGACTGGCCAAATGACTGAGACATTGCGCGACTTTATGGAAATTCATACTCACTCTAAAAAGCAAATGGCCGACGAAGCAGTCAATGCCGAAGTCCCTGCATTTATACGTAAGCAAAAAGGCGGTGACTGGATGGCTAAACCGTCTGATATATTAGACCCGAAGCCCGACACATTGAGCCATCCTGCTAATATGCAAAAACGTGCAGATGCACTAGGGTTCAATGATGCTAATCCTTTTGCAATGCCTAAAAAAGGCATCGAAGAAGAATTAGATGAACTAGCAAAGTTAGCAGGTTTAAATATGGAGTCAGTGGACAAAGCAAAATTTGCTGCATTGGCTGAACCTAAAGATAAAATTACATACGCTGATAAAATCGCAGGCGCCAAGAAAAGTGAAGTTGACGAAGAAGCTACCGATGAAGGCAATGCATTTGGTAAAGCTGTACGTGATGCCAAGGCCGACGGTGTGGAACCTGGAGAAAAAGTTACAGTGGGCGGAAAAGAATATGCAGTCAAAGAAGCACGTGAACTAGTTCAAATGCTCAAGATTGCCGGACTAGATACTAAACAACTCGAAGAAGCAATTGATGCCGCAGTCAACGAATTTGCTCCTGTAGTTGGTGCAATTGGCCGAGCAGTTGGTGGTGCACTTGGTGGTGCAGCCAGGGCAATTGGTGGGGCAATGGGCGATGTGGGAGACGAAGTTGCTGAAGGCCGTATGGGAGAAATCGATGCGTTATACCAAGAATGGGTAAACAGCGAAGATGCACCATTCGACGATGACTCGGGTAATTTCAACGCAGTAGCACAAAAAGCAATGCGTTTCCTAAACGGTCGTGTTCGTCCCGAAGAAATTGAAGATATCGCAGACCTGCTGGTAAATCACTGGCACGGCGGTCGCGGTGTTATGGGCGAAGAAGAGGAACTAGCCAACGCACCAGATGAAAAGTATATGTCTATTAAAGCCACTACATTGAATCCAGGCGAAGGCGATGGCGGCGAAAAGAATATGTACGGTGGCCCAGGGGACAATCCAATGACACAACGTCCTTCTCGTCCTGCATTGCCTATTAGAAGCGAATCAGTTATTAAGCTAGAAGCAAAATTAGCAGCTGAATACAACAGCATTAAAAAAACTACAAGATAATATGAAAACACTTCACGATTATATTTCTGAAGCAGAATATGCCAACAACAATCCAGTTGTTGGTGATTACTTCGATATAGTTATTAAAGAATTGTTTTGTATTGAAACCGAAGTAGTTGGAATGTTTAATGACGGAATCATCATTGAAGCCGACGAACAGGCATTTGCAATGTTAATGACAAATGACTTACTAGAAAGTACAGAGTCATCATATGCAGAAGCCAATAAAATTGTACCCGATATTGAGGAAGCAGAGTATCAAGGTAGAAAAGTTTCTTTAGGTAAGCCAATGAAGGGAGATGTAAAGAAATCTAAAGTTTATGTTAAAAATCCTAAAACTGGAAAAGTAGTTAAGGTAAACTTTGGTGATAAGAATATGCGCATTAAAAAAAGCATACCTGGTCGCCGCAAAAATTTCCGAGCACGTCATAACTGTGCCAATCCCGGACCCCGTACTAAAGCACGTTACTGGTCTTGCAGAGCTTGGTAATATGAAAATTTTTGAAATTATTGCAGAAACAACACAACAAAAAATACCAGCCAGGCAGCAAAATGCAACAGTTGGGTTAAACCTGTTTGGCGACGCAGAACGCATGAATGGTGATTACACCCTAAATCGTGTAATGATGGCTGTTGCTTGCTCGGATGGAACAACTCCGTTAAATATGAACGCAAAAAGTTGGGTTGGTAAGTCCAAGGCTGCATTTCCCTACAGCAAAGTTGAACAAGAAATGCTCAAGCAAGCATACCAGGCAGCAGGGGCATCTTACACTGATCTAAATAACGGCGATCTCCACAGCGGAGAAATTGATTCCGTGAATGTTGCTAGCCCAGTTAAGCCACGTGGCGCAATTAAAAAATTAAAATGAAACAATACCGCATAACTAGCGAACACTTTGTTCACCAAGGCGAAACCGGTGACGATAACGCTGTTATGCACCCAGACGATTTGGCAGAAATTAAAAGATTGGCTGGAATAGTGACAGAAGCAGAGGCTGGTATGTATACCGGACAGCAAGGTGTATATAATACTGATCCTGGCCCCACACCAAGTCCTGTTGGCAGCAATATAAGTAATACTGCGCAAGAGCGACGGAAATTAGAACTTGAGTACCACGCCAAACCTGGCACCGATCTGTGGTTTATAATTAATTTTACTAAGCCGTATCTCAACGGTAGCCTACAAGATCACGTGGAACGATATTTAGAAACACATCCCGAATATCGTCCTAGACCATCTCCGTTTGATCTTTAAGCTACCTTTTTATCAACACCTAAGTATTGATTCCAACTTGCTTGCCTGACTTTAAAGTCAGTCTGTTTCCACTTGTTTACTAAACTATAATAATCTGGTGCATACGGCATAACCTTAGGCTTGATTAACTTGCTGCCTTTTCGATGATTGCAGGATTTACAGCTGGTAACAGAATTCTCCCAAGTAGTCTTACCACCTTCGCAGCGAGGCACAACGTGGTCAATGGTAAGCTCGTCGAAATCAAAAATTTCTTCGCAGTACTGACACTTAAACAAATCTCGCAGGTACATATTGTAACGAGAAAATTTTACGTGCTTTTTATACTTAAAATAATCTTTAGTTACGCATACACTGGGCACATTCATTGTCAACCGCTCGGAGCGAATTAACCAATTTGGATAAGTTTCCAGAACAGTCACACGACCCAAAAACATAAGTTTAATGGCGTGTTGATATCCAATTACGCTCAGTGGCAGAATTGAAATTGGGTTATAGTCTTGATTAAGTAAAAGAGTGTCGGACATTTTGAAATCACATTAAATAACTATATGGGAAAAGAACTCGAAACAGCAATCATTAAGTCACCATACCAAAAGATGACTTATACAGAACAACAGATATTGGAAATAGCTAAATGTGTTGATCCAATAACTGGCCCTCAGTACTTTATGAGCAACTATTTCTACATACAACATCCTACACGGGGTAGTATGCAGTATCATCCATTTGACTATCAAAAACGTCTAATAGATGTATATCATAATTATAGATATTCTATTAGTTTAATGCCTAGACAAACGGGCAAATCTACTAGTGCTGCTGGGTATTTATTATGGTACGCAATGTTTGTTCCAGATTCTACCATTTTAGTAGCAGCACACAAATATCTAGGCGCACAGGAAATTATGCAACGTGTGCGGTACGCATACGAAAACTGTCCAGACTTTATCCGCGCAGGTGTTACTAGCTATAACAAAGGTAGCTTGGACTTTGAAAATGGATCGCGTATCGTGAGCCAAACAACAACTGAAAATACAGGACGGGGTATGAGTATATCATTGCTGTATTGTGACGAATTTGCATTTGTGCGTCCCACTATTGCAACAGAATTTTGGACCTCTATTGCTCCAACATTGGCAACAGGTGGTAAGTGTATTATTACTAGTACCCCGAACTCAGACGAAGATCAATTTGCACAAATTTGGAGTCAGGCCAATAAAACATTTGACGAATACGGTAATGTAACTAAAGTTGGTATAAATGGATTCAAAGCGTATCGTAGCAAATGGGAAGAGCATCCTGACCGTGATGAAAAATGGGCCAACGGTATGCGAGCACAGTTAGGAGAAGAACGTTTCCGTCGAGAAATGGAATGCGAATTCATTATCTACGACGAAACACTAATCAATCCAATCATGCTGTTAGAAATGGCCGGGATAGATCCTGTTGAAAGACAGGGGCAAGTACGTTGGTATAAACGTCCCGAACGCGACAAAACATATGTAGTTGCATTAGACCCAAGTTTGGGCACTGGATCAGACCCAGCAGCCATACAGGTATTCGAACTACCCGGTCTTAAACAGGTAGCAGAATGGAGTCATAATAAAACTATTATACAACGTCAGGTTGTGATACTTAAAGAGATTTGTCAGCATATCACAGAAACAATCGGCACACAAAATAGTGTGTATTATAGCGTTGAAAATAACACCTTAGGTGAAGCAGCTTTGGTTGTAATTAGCGAACTTGGAGAAGAAAATATTGCCGGAGTCTTTTTAAGCGAGCCAAAACGCGGTGCAACTGGAATACGATATCGTAAAGGATTCACTACTACCAATAAGTCAAAATTAGCTGCGTGTTCAAAGCTTAAAAGTTTAATTGAGACTAAGCGTATGACTATAGCCAGTAAAGCCCTGTTATCAGAACTAAAAACATTTGTAGCCAGCGGTAACTCATATGCAGCCAAAGTTGGAGAAACAGATGATCTAGTAATGTCTACATTATTAGCAATACGTATGATGCAAATGTTGCAAAATTTTGATGCTGACTTGGATGCTGAAATTCGGGATGGGGCAGACAATTTCATTGAGCCTATGCCATTTATAGTGTTTTAAATGATACTAACGGAAATTAAACATAAAAGACTTTATCAAATTGATGAGGTATTACCACTAACATTACTCAACGAGTTGGAATCAACAGATTGGAGTTCAATCAATTGGACTAAACCGATTAAACAAGAAACTTGGCCGCGCCGCAGCCTAGACAGCAGCGTCCCTGTACTCAAAAACGTAACCAAATACATAGAGGGTTTACAAGAAGAAATAGGTAATTTAATTGGAATAGAGTTATTTTATCCGGGTACTGCTTGGTGGTTCGACGAACCGGGATTTACAGTAGCAATGCACACAGACGGGCACTTACCTGCTGCTATGCAGCTTTTTTGGGTAATGCCCACAGAAAATCACGGTACAGAATTCTATTACGATTATAAAACATCGCAGCACAAATTTAAGTCTATACCAAACACAGGTTATATTATGCTTAATCAATTAGACCCCGACGGGAGCCAACCCTTGCAATGGCACAGTATGACAAATCCTGTTCCCACTGACACTATACGAGTTTCTAGCTATACCACATTCGGCAAGTACGACGATAAATAATACTATGAAAGAAATAGAATCCATTGCATCCGCATTATTTGATAAAATACGCTCACGTTTCCCTAATGTAACGTTGGGCGACGAATCAGCTAAGGCCACTTCTGATCCATCAGACGCACGTTTTTTTAACTTTGTGTACTCCAGCAGCAACGGCGGAGAGTTTGGCAAAGTAACCATAAGTCTAATAGACGAAACCAGTTTAAAAGTATATTTTGGCACAAACATCAGCGGTGAAATGGATCGCGAACAACGCAAAGAATGGTACGAATTTTTACGTAATTTAAGACAGTTTGCAAAACGAAATTTACTCACATTTGACACTAGAGATATTAACAAGTCTAACTTAAATATCAACGACGTAAAGCAACAATCCAAAACAGACAATGTGTACACCACTAACGATATGCCGGTTGTGGAAAGTCGTCTTTATGGCACACCCGGTCGCCCTTATAATAGCTTTGCAGATAAAGGTCAAACTAAACTTTTAATTCGTCACGCTGATAAAGTCAATGACGAAGTACGTGGTGCAAGAGGCCGCCGCATACAAGAAATCTTTTTAGAAACTGACCGAGGCGAACGCTTCTTACTTAACCATACAAATTTACACGGTGCATATGCAATGGCAGAGCACATAAATCAAGGTGGGTCATTGCACGACGAAATTGCTGAATACATTGATAATATTGTTTCTGAAATGGCAAGTATGAAACACTTTGTACGTGCCACTAAGCATAGACAGTTCGAAGATAAAGAAACGTCTGAGATGACACAGGCGGCCATTCGCCATTACTACGATCATAAAGAGTTGTTGCAAAAACTAAGCAAACCTAAATTTTTTGAAGAATTTAAAACGCAGTACCAAGTAGAAACAGCATCCGATGAAGAAGTAAACATTGATGATTTACGTGAGCGTTTTGTTAAGAAAGTATATGATGATCGGTTTGATGCAGCATTGCCTATTGTTGCTAAAGCGCACAGAAAATACAAAACCCAAGCAGCTGGACGACTTGGTAGTGAGCTTGATGAATGGGCAGACGAAGTAACTGAAGCAGCTTGGGAAAAACCTGGGTCGCCTGACAAGATGCAAGCACTACGCAAATTGCTAGCAACACCGTTGCTGATTGGTATAACTGGTGTAGACGCAACATCGAAACTTAGTCCGATGTTGGGGGATAATCCTGAATTTACTGATCTAGAGGATTCCATATACGATTTGTATCAAAGCCAGGGCCCAGATGCAGATGCTACAGGATTAGTTAAATCCTGGTTACGAGATTATATGCCTGACATATACGGACAAGTTGTATCAGATTTAGAGCAAACTGGTAGAGAATCTCAAACCAATTGGGATCAGCCAACCAGTCCACAACAGGCAAATAATACATACGGTGCAACAACAATGGATGAACCTGTTGTAGAAAGCAACGATAGTCTAGATTTCATACGCAGTTTAGCAGGCATCAAAAGATAAATAATAAAAAGGATTTAAAATGAGTACTGAATTTTTCAAGAAGTATCAAACGCTATTGCTTTCGGAAACAGAAATGTCTGAGATCGCACCCGTCGGAAACCAGGTACAGGTAACGTTTGTTAATAGCGGTACTGGAATTACAGGTCAGGAACAACCACAAATGGTTGAAAAACTTGGTTTAGACATTGGCCCAAGCGGTGCACCAGTTATGTATGTACGTTCACCAACATATGGTGATAAGATGCGAGCTGATTGGGATGCTAGGAACAATCGTTGGATTGTTGATCAAGACTAGTTACAATCCGTAAATGGTAATAAAAGGCGAATTTATTTCGCCTTTTCTTTTGACATCGATAAATATAATAGCATATACTACGTATGTGCAACATGGCAAGCAGTAAACATTATGGCACATTTTAAAAGGAAAAAACTATCATGGCTATGACTTTAGCGGAAATCCGCGCAAAACTACAAGCATCAGAAAACCGCGGCAGCGGCAATTCACAAACAGGTGGCGACAACGCCATTTATCCACATTGGAATATTGCAGAAGGCACAACTTCACGCATTAGATTCCTCCCAGACGGTAATAACAAAAACAGTTTCTTTTGGGTCGAGCGAGCAATGATTCGTTTGCCATTCGCTGGTATTAAAGGCCAGTCGGACAGTAAACCGGTTGTTGTGCAGGTCCCTTGTATGGAAATGTATGGAGCGGCTTGCCCAATCCTTGCAGAAGTCCGTCCTTGGTTTAAAGATCCTTCATTGGAAGAAATGGGTCGTAAGTATTGGAAGAAGAAGTCATATTTGTTCCAGGGCTTTGTTCGTGAAAATGCACTTAGCGATGACAAGACTCCAGAAAATCCAATTCGACGTTTTGTTATTAGTCCACAAATTTTTAATATTATCAAAGCAGCATTGATGGATCCAGAAATGGAAAACTTGCCAACTGACTATCAGTCTGGTCTTGACTTTAACGTTAAGAAAACCAGCAAAGGTGGCTATGCTGACTACAGTACAAGTAACTGGTCACGCAAGGAAACTGCACTTAACGCAGATGAACAAGCAGCCATTGATCAGTTTGGGCTATACAACCTAAGCGACTTCTTGCCTAAAACTCCAACCGATGCTGATCTTAAAGTCATCAAAGAAATGTTTGAAGCAAGTGTAGATGGTCAACCGTACGACCCAGATCGTTGGGCCAACTACTACAAACCAGCTGGATTCCAGGGCGGCAGCAATGCAGGTACTACTGCTCCAGCAGATGCACCAGCAGCAAAGTCTGCACCAGTATCAGCAGCTCCACTGGCTGAAGATGAAGATGATATGCCTGCTCCTACTGCACCTGTTGCAGCACCATCAGCAGCAGAAGCCAAACCTTCAAGCCAACGTGCTGAAGATATTTTGGCAATGATCCGTAATCGTAAAGCGCAGTAATCAGTAACAATAAGTAATAGGGACTTCGGTCCCTATTACCTTCATCTTAGGAATTCAATTATGGGCAAGCCATTTGACGTAAGTAAATTTAGAAAAAGTATTACAAAAAGCATTGACGGTATTTCTTTTGGGTTTAACGATCCTACAGATTGGATCTCAACCAACAATTATGCGCTAAACTATTTGATTAGTGGGGACTTTAACAAAGGTGTACCATTGGGTAAAGTAACCGTATTTGCCGGTGAGTCGGGCGCCGGTAAATCATTTATCTGTTCGGGTAACTTGGTATCTAATGCACAGAAGCAAGGCATTTATGTTATCTTAATCGATTCGGAAAATGCACTAGATGAAAAGTGGCTTCACGCACTTGACGTTGATACCAGTGAAGATAAACTTCTTAAACTTAATATGGCTATGATTGACGATGTGGCTAAAATGGTAAGTGAGTTTGTCAAAGAGTATAAAACGATCCCCGAGGCCGAAAGACCTAAAGTATTGTTTGTAGTAGACTCATTGGGTATGTTGTTAACACCCACAGATGTTAATCAATTTGAAGCAGGCGATATGAAAGGTGATATGGGTCGTAAACCCAAAGCACTTGCTGCACTTGTTAGAAACTGTGTAAATATGTTTGGTAATTTGAACATTGGACTAGTAGCTACTGCACACACATACGCTAGTCAAGATATGTTTGATCCAGATGACAAGATCTCAGGCGGACAAGGCTTTATCTATGCAAGTTCAATTGTAGTAGCAATGCGTAAATTGAAACTCAAAGAAGACGAAGATGGTAACAAGGTAAGCGAAGTCAACGGTATCCGTGCAGCGTGTAAGATTATGAAAACTCGTTACGCTAAACCTTTTGAAAGTGTACAGGTTAAGATCCCATACGAAACAGGTATGAATCCTTATAGTGGACTAGTAGATATGTTTGAGGGCAAAGGATTATTAAGTAAAGAAGGTAATAGTCTTAAATATACTCTAGCAGACGGAACAGTTATCAAACAGTTTCGTAAAGCGTGGGAAAGAAATGAAGATGAGTCATTGGACAAAGTAATGGCAGACTTCATTGCTAATCCACACACTAAGGTTGAAGCCCTGCAAAACTTACCCGAGGAAGAACCAGTAGAATGAGCATCGACGTAGAAGTTCTAAGTGAAACATATTCGGTATTAAAACAATATATTCCACAAAAAGACCGCCAAGAAGCGGCGGATAACTTGTTAAGTATCTTAGTTGATATGCTAGGAGATAAGGAACTTAAAGAGTTTGGCGCAACAGATGCCATACTCAAACGTGCCTTAAAGGAATATGTTGACGAAGACGAAGACGACTATTCAGACGACGAAGACGACTATTAATGTTGTACCAAATGTTGTTAATTTGGAACGGGGTTGCATCTAAGATGCATCCTCGTTTAGTCTTTACTGTGCCCTTTAATAAGCACTTCAATCAATTGAGATTAAATAATGTGGTATAACAAAGTTATTGCCGATTTAGGTGAACTTCCCAATTTTATCAATTACTACGAAAACGAATTAATAGCAGCAAAGTCGCATATCAAGATCCACGGCAAGGTTGAAAAAGAGCTTAGTAATTTACCGGGCGAAACAGAACATAGATTTAATCAGCTACAGGAAATTGAAGCAGTACTAGAACATTTAAATATACAGTTACGTAAAATTAGAAGAAAACATTTTCAAAAATATCTAGAAGCATACGCTCGTGCGTTAACTAGTCGCGATGCCGAAAAATATGTTGACGGTGAGGACGAAGTAATTGATTTTGAAACACTAATTAACGAAGTTGCACTACTACGCAATAAATGGTTAGGTGTAATGAAAGGCATCGAAAGTAAAAACTTTATGCTGGGACACGTGGTTCGCTTGCGCACAGCAGGTATGGAGGACATTGTGGTATGATAGACTGGAAGTCATATGCAGACGAGCTAATAGAAGAATATAATCTATGCTGCAAAGCTAAACCCAAACACGATGCTGTTAATATACAAATAGAAAAAGATCTTTGTGGAAAGTGGGCGTCAAATCTTGCTACGCAACGCAGTTGGGGTACAGAAACAGAAATGGCCGAAGCCTGTCATCAATTGGAAAGTAGATTGGCAAAATTAAAAGAAAAGCTAGTTATGGAAATATTGATCAATGGCTCTGTTTAAAAATCCGGAAGCAAGTCACCAACATAGTTTAACAATTCTAAATATGTTGTATCAATATGATAGTTTCCTTGACAATCTGCAGGTTATTGCTGATATGGGATGCGGTGCTGGATTAGATTCTGCGTGGTGGGCAAACCTTATGACCAGAGATGATCCGCCGGAACCTAGAAATTATCTAGTTTATGCAGTTGATCAAAATATAGATCAAATTGAAAATAGTGTGCTGTCCTGTAAGAATGTTAAGCCAATTAAAGGTAATTTTGAAAATAGAATTATTCCAAGACAAGTTGATTTAATTTGGGCACACGATAGTTTTCAATATGCATTGAATCCGTTAAAATGTCTAGCAACTTGGAAAGAAACTCTACAAGAAAATGGTATGTTGGTAATAGCCATTCCGCAGACCACATACATTGACTCAAAAACAAATAAACTGGTGGTATGCAATCATAATCATCAATATTATAGCTATAATCTTTTGAATCTTATCTATATGTTGGCTATTAGCGGGTTTGACTGTAGAGATGCATATTTTTATAGAGAAAAGCAAAGTCCTTGGTTATATGCAGCGGTGTATGCAAGTCAACACGCTCCTATAACACATCAAGCAACTTGGTACGATTTAGCCGAACGCAACTTAATCAACGACAGCTTGATTGCAAGTGTTAATCGTTATGGATATGCTAAACTTGATGAAGTTATGGTCAGCTGGTTGGATAGAGATTTTTACCAAATAACAAACTAATATGAAACTTGTGGTAGTAACTGGCGGATTCGATCCACTGCATAGCGGGCACATATCTTATCTCATTGAAGCAAAAAAGTTGGGCAGTTACCTGCTGGTTGGTGTCAACAGCGACGAGTGGCTACAGCGAAAAAAAGGTCGAGCATTTATGCCCATAGATGAACGCTCATCTATAATATCCAACTTAAAATGCGTTGACGGCGTACTAGATTTTGACGATAGCGACGGATCTGCTTGTTCTTTACTACAATATATTAAAGACACTTATAAGCAATTTGACGAAATCATTTTTGCCAACGGCGGAGATCGCACTGAGGAAAACATTCCTGAAATGTCGGTTACTGGTATAACTTTTGCATTTGGTGTAGGTGGCAACAACAAAGCCAACAGCAGTAGTTGGATACTTGACGAATGGAAAGCACCCAGGACGGAACGTTCGTGGGGATACTATAGGGTATTGCACGAAGATACAGGCATCAAAGTCAAAGAGTTAACAGTGGAGCCTGGGCAAAGCATTAGTATGCAATACCATAGTCATCGTGCAGAATACTGGATGATAGTAAGTGGTGCTTGTATAGTTAATACCGAAACCACTGGTGGATATCGTATGCCACCTAAGAAATTATCGAAACATCAAGAATTCAAGGTGTTAGTCAATGAGTGGCATCAAATCACCAACCCTTTTGATGTACCCTGTAAGTTAATTGAAATACAGTACGGTATGTATTGTACCGAAGAAGATATCAAACGGAAATAAATACTAGATGCGTACACTATTAAACATACTTGAAAATACAGAAAATAATGCTGCTGGCCCAAAATATGCGACTCGCGATCAAATTAAACATTTACGAAACGAGTTAGTTAAACAACTACCTTATCGTTTTGATGTTGATGCAAAACCTGCAGTTAGTCCTGTAGTTTATATCCGGGTATTTGGTGCAGATATAAACGAGTTGAAATCATATTTTGCACAATGGGGCCTCGAAGCACTACAGCCCACCCCTGAACAAAATATCCTGTCTGGCTCATATCAAAAATTAAGTTATCTAGCCGGAGACACAGTATACACACTAGTAGTTGCTGGTGTAGGATCGAACGCTAAAGCCAAAGCACCAGGGACATCAACTATCCCGGCCCAATCAGTTGTTGTGGCTAAAAAAGAATTCACTCCAACTGTTCTGCAATTGGGCGGTAAAGTTTTTAATAGAGATCAATTGATTAAAGACACAACTGCCGCAGTTAGTCAACGTGCAAAAGACCGCCCAGCATTGTTAGCTATTCTATTAGAACTAATCGATGTAGCAGCTGGCACAAAAACATCATTGAGCCCAGAGAATAATGCCAATCTAAATAATGCTGCACGTAAACAGTTGGGACAAGACTTTGGCGAAATACTAGCCCCTATTGTGTTGGCTGACTCATCGGAGAAAATTGAATTTCCTGCAGAAGGAAACTTTCCGTTGATTGACGTAACTGTTGGGCAAAACAAATATAGTGTAAAAAGCCTAACAGGCTCGGGCACAAGCTTTAGTAGTATTGTTGGATTGTTGGACGATTTTGAAAAAACTATATCGTCTGATGAAGAACAGAAAATGTTGTTTGATCTTATAAAACAATATCATCCAACCACCGGCGGCAAAAATACAGATAAAATTATCAAGGCCGCAATCCACGCAGCAGTTCCAGAATACACATTAGCAGCTGATTTATACGGAAACGGTTTTGACTCGTATCAATATCTAACAGCGGTAATAGGACAAAATTTTAATAACGATAACAGCGAAGCAGCTTATACCAAGTTCCTAAAGAAAATTTATCCCATCAGTATTGCAGGTGGGTGGGGACAGGCAATTGGTATGCCAGCTGATGCTGGTAAGTATCTCCCAAACTTGAATTTACCGCAGCTAAAAGGCGAAGCCAAAACTGCTGGATATCCAAGCTATCGTGCTAATCCAGTACGTGCAATGGCAAATATTCTAACTTATATACTAGGTGTAGCTACACTAAATTATATAACCAAAGGCGTCAAAGCAAAAGAGTATCAAGCAATGATGACCAAGATAGTCAGCCAAAGTCCGGCTTGGTTAGGTAAGATTGACATTACAGCCGACGGGCAATTATCTATAGTGACCAAACCATTTAGTCAACTAAATTTTGGATTCCAATATCACGCACCTAGTCATATTCCGGGTAACAATTTACCAGGATTTATGGTAGTTATGGATAAAGCCAAAAAGAAAGGTGCAGTTAAAGAAACTGCCAGCCGACCACGACGTGATATTGACGTATCCATCCCAAGACAAAGACGAGTTTGACACATAAATTGCAATTTGTTATACTAGCAATATGCTACTAAACAAAGATATGCTTTTCGCCGATGCGGACATTCCCGATTTGTCAATTGACTTATTATTGACTGATCCTCCTTATAATATCTCCGAAGGCGGAGCAAAACCAGTGTGGGTAGATCCCGAAACTGGGGAAAACAAAAATACAATTCATAGTCAAAAATTTAGTGAAAGTTTTGAACAGGATTGGGATTCAGTGACCCACGAAGAATTCTTAACACAAATGACTGCTTGGGCAAAGTTTTGGTTTAAGAAAATGCGTAAAGGTGCCAGCTTTGCAGTATTCATTAGCGATCAATACGTAAGCTATCTATGGAAGATTATGGAAGCAGAAGGCTTTGAACCTAAGCGTGTTATTACTTGGAAGAAGCCGGCCGCAGTGCCATTTAATCGTCAGGTTAATTTAGTTAGCGGGTGTGAATACATACTTTGGGGCATTAAACCAAAAGGAGTTCGCACATTTAACGCAGACGCAGCCAAAGGCACAATTGTAGAACGTTATACCGCAGCCGACAAAATATCGAGCATTGTTTACAAATACGCAAAAGATGCTAACAATGAAGAAGAACTAGATCAGGTATTTGCAACAGCATTAGCTGAGTCTAAAAAAATGTTAGCTGAACGTAAGCGAGCAGGTGATGTTATACAATGTGTTGTTCCTAATACAGTTACATTCAGTGGCGGACTTGGTAAAAATAAGATACATCCTACACAAAAGCCAGTTGAATTATTAGAGTATCTTATCGAATTGCTAAGTAATGAAGGGGATACTGTTTTAGATACTTTTGCTGGTTCCGGTAGTACTGGTGTAGCAGCAATTAAACGTAATCGAAAGTTTATATTAATTGAACGAGATACTAAAATGTTTGCTTCAATGAGTCAACAGTTTGAAAATCAAGAATTATTTCAGTAGTTGACTAGTAATACAAAGTAATATACAATGTACGTATTGCCCCTGTAGCTCAGTGGTCAGAGCAGAGGACTCATAATCCTTTGGTCCTTGGTTCAAGTCCAAGTGGGGGCACCAAATTAAATTTGGGCGAGTGGTGTAATGGTAGCCACGTCGGTCTTAGAAGCCGATGTCGAAAGACGTGAGAGTTCGAGTCTCTCCTTGCCCACCAACTATCAATATGACAACTCAAGTTGAATTAATCACAACATCAAATCAATCTATCATTTTTGAATTTATCGAAAATGATTTCACTGAAGAATTTATCGAACATTTTAGATTCGTTAAAGAAACCTTCCAACTCAAAACATTTAAAGAACGTATACCGTACGGCAGATTTAAATGGGATCCGGATCTAATAAAATACAATCAAGATAAGATCATTGCAGCAGTAAACATTCTCAATGACTTAGATCTCAACTTCCCAATTCCGGTAGAAGAAATAAAATTAACCAACGATAGTGCAGGTCGTCAACTACTAAATCAACTGCACAGATTCTTTACTACTAGCCACGACAGCCGTAGCTGTTGGCAATACAACACTCCCTGGACTTTTAAGCTTCGGTATTCTGATTCAGAAGAGTTTGCACAGCAAGTACATAGTATAAATGATGCAGTACATTCAGTTGAGTGCTACTATACAAACGATCGTGTAAAAAATTTCAACGTCAGATACGAGTATCAATTATTGTTTGACAGCAGTAATCCAATTGATCCTGCCAACAATCCGCAATGGAGATATTTCCAACATCTCGACGAGGAATATTTTCAATACTTTACAGATCAATTAGAATACGATATATGGTTGCCTTTGCATCAAATACAAGGAAAAAATTATTGGATTTGCTATTTCGACGAGGATGATCCTACGCATTGGGATGTTTCTACTAATATTATCTACAGTGGTAGCATAGCAATTGGTGATAGATCTGCGGCCCGAGATCCCAAGATATTGACTTGGTTAGAGTCATACGGAATAACTCCGGGCCCTATGCATTGTGGTATG